ATGGGCGAACAAAGGGAGAAAACAGACCTCCGGTGCGCTGTCTAGTAAATTTACGCAGCTAGCAGAGGCCGTGGCGTCGTCATCTTCCTCCGTTCCATCCATTTCTCGGGTCCAGGAAGCCAAGATGACAGTCGAGGTGGTTGCCGACTGCAGGCCTAAGCCCAGGAAGACCCCCAAGAAGCCTCACGCCGTAGCGCCCACCGTGCTACAGGTGGTGGAAGACGAGCTCCAGAAAGCTAAGGACATGGCTGACGCAGCGACCGACGTTCAAGAGGAGTTGAACGCCGACGCCGCCGCTGAGATGGCCGAAGAAGCTTATCAACTGGCGCTCCGAAAGGTTGGAGATCGAGCCACCCTTGCGCAAAATGCGCTCCCCACCCAAGTGGCGTTTCACCCAGGTCTGGAGACGGATTTCGTTAGCGCTCTCTACGAAGTCCAACCCACTCAGGATCAGCTCACCAGGTACCCTGTTCCTCACCGCGTCGCCGTTTTTGAGTTCGATGTGCTTACGCCGTTCGCTCAAGAAGGTCGAGATGCGGAGGGAAATAAGGTCTTGGAAACAGTTTACCCTGAGACTCCACACCGCGCTGATCTACAAAAACCCAAAGGCCAATTCCACTGGGTCAGGTATGTTGGGAGCGTTAAGTCCTACAACGCATCCGAAGCAGATCCTGTCCACGAGGAGAGATTCGAGCTTGAGTTCTCCCTCGAACAGTGGATAGCGGCCCGAGGAAGGAAGATCGCCCGAGGGGGCATGAAGGAAAGTTTGTCCGCTGTGAGGACGTTCCGCGCGGGAGCCGCCAATTACGGCACCCGGGATTACACAAGGGGGAATGACACCGAGCTCAACGATGAGTTATTCACCGCCCTTCTGTTAGTGGACGACAGCGCAGCCAGAAATGGCGACAAACTATGGAAAGACATCCTCTCCAAAGTGGCGGCCAATGAGATTCAACGTAATATCATCTCACGCCACATGGACGAACCCCAGGTCGAGGGCACCTATGTCAGGGGCTATCGCGTTACGTTGCGGGATCTCTTCCCGCAAGTGTTTCACGATGCCGTTGACCGCCTAAGAACCGGGGAGGACGTGGAGAGGGTCTCCGCATTCATTATGCGGCAACTTGCGGGTGCCAACACAGGGTACATTCGGATGCGGGATGTTGCGCACGACGCCGAGCGTCGAGCCAACTCCTACTGTAGAATGGCCCCTGTTTTCATCCGCAATGTCTTCTCATGTTTTCCTGACCCCACCAGCTGTCTAAATGCCATATCGGGTCTTTTTAAAAGGGTGTTGCGACCTCTTAACCCCGCCACTCGCGAGGCCGCCGAAGCTGAAGCAGCCGTGGCGGAAGATCTGGTAGACCGCGTGGTGCCCCACAGGGAGAACTTCGACCCCGACGAAGCCGAGGCTGCTGCAGAACAGCGCTCACGTGAACATCCCAATTTTTCCCAAGCAGACAGGGACCAGTACATGGCCGGCGCTCGCCTGGCTGTGGAAGCCGTTCTGAACCGTGTGAAAGACACCTTCGACCGTGTGTTCGATCAAGTGAAAGTCTTCATCAAGCAGGAGGCCTATCCTGCTAGTGTGATGAAGGCTTGCCGCTACATCGTCGCTCCATCGCCTTTCATACGGGGATTTGCCAGTGTCCTTTTCTTCAACGCCGAGAGATCGTTTAAGAAGGCGTTCGGGAGCTTCCTGGTAAAAGGATTGACTCCCGAGAGTCTGCGGGTTAAGATGAAGACCATGTTCCAGGGTTTCGTGAGGAACCTGAGCAGTGATTTCAGCAGTTTCGAAAGCCAGTGCAGTGACGATCGACAGGAACGCACTGAGGTACCCGTGATGGTGGCGGCCTGCCCTACGGAGGTCGCCGACTTGTGGGGGAGGCTGAAGGAGCGTTTGGGAAATGATATAATCAAATTCTCAAGCTTCTTCGGGTGGGGGTGGTTTCCTAACATGAGACTTTCGGGTTTCATAGACACCTCCGTGGGCAACGCCTGCGTGAACTATTGCACCTCTTTCGGTGCAATGGCTCGTGCGGCCGGTGTCAGCCCCAGCAAGGCGGGTAGGTTCGCGAGGGCATTCCGCAACCCCTTTCTAATTGAGGGGGACGACGGTGTGTTTGCCCTGCCCCCGGAAGTCACGGAGACGGCGCTCTACAAAGCCTACGCCGAAGCGGGATGCGTAGTCACCCGTTCTATTCACGATGATTATACTGAAGCAGAGTTCTGCAGTCAGTCCATTGTGGAGAAGGACGGCACACTGCGCTGCTACAAAGATCCCCTTCAGTGCTTGGCCAATGTGACTTCCTGGATGGGATGCGACGCTACCACCAAGAAACGGGATATGGAGATGCTCGTCGCAAAGTGCATGAGCTACGGAAAGACTTTCCCCGGCCTGCCCATTGTAGGCCCTTTCATGGCGGCTGTGATCAAAGAGAACAGGAAGCTCAAGGACGCCATTGTGTCGCATCTCAGCGACGGGGGATGGACAAGACGGTTGGGAGAAAAGGGGGTAGCCGGCGCGAAGTTCTTGCGGTCCCAATACAACGCCGTCACTTCCTGGCTGAGCCCGACAGAAGAAATATGGATAGAGATGCGTGAGAGAGTTCACAGGGAATACCCTGAGCTTGATCCCCAGACGCAAATATCCATAGAGAAGCGTATCGTTGAGGCCGTGCGAGCGGGGGTGTCTGAAATAGTGATCCCCGAACTCGAGAACATTTGGGCTAGGATGTACGGCGCAACCAAAATGACAGTGCGGAAATTCGAAGGCACGAGAGCGGCTGCTCTTGAAGCCTTGTCCGCATGGAAGACCCGAGTGGCGGCTAAGCAGGTTCTCGCCACTGGCATGGGCCTTGTGAAGGCGTCTTACTTCCTCAACGGATTGATGGCCGTTCTCGTTTCCACGGGAATGGTATTCACCGTTCTGAGCGGGTGGGGCTGGCTCATGTTCACAATTTGCCCATTGCTTATGTCTCTGATGGCCCTTGTCCTGGCATTTGCCACGGTCTTGTTGGGCACTCTGGTACTGCACATGCTATTTGGTCTATCATGGCGGCACTCGAGATGGGTCATGCAGGTGGGTGTTTGGACGCTGACGGCGATGGTCGGTTTAATGTGGTTCAGGTTTTGGTGGACTGTGCGCGCTGCGGTTGCGCGCAGACGCCTAGTTTCTGAGCCCGTTGAGCTGGATGAAGTCGACGACAATGGTCCTCCCCCCCCGCCGGGCTTGTTGCCCGGCAAGCGCACACCTCATGATGAGGTGGCTCCTGCCCCCCGCTCCTCTTCGGAGCACCCGCTTGCGGGGGGGGCATCTCCGTCCTATTAAGGTGGGCCAAGCGCTAGGCCCCTGCTGGCCTTAATGCGGCGGTATCATGGTGTCCCGATATCACATCATGCAAC